TGCATCTGCGCAAGCTGAATACGCTGCGCCGTGCTGAAAATGTTCGGGTCTGCCACCGGCAACACCGAAACCATGTCATTGAAGTCCGCACGCTTGATCTTGCGACTCGCGCCAGGCACTTCATAGGGGTACTCGTCGGGAAGAAACGTCCCAAAGCCCTCAAACAACAGCCGAAACTCAAGCGTCTGCGCATAATGCATCCGCTTGTGGATGCTGGACATGACCATCGAGCCCCGTTCCAGGAGCGCCAGCGTCGTTCCGACCTGCGCGTACTGGTTTCCGTCGCCCACCTGCATGTCAGCCGTGCTGGAAAGCCGCTTTCCGGCGTCTACAAGGAAGCCCAACAGTCCAAACAGCACTTGGCTCGGCTCTTTGTACGGCAAAGGCAACAAAGAAGCCGAAATTTCCGCTCCACCCACGTCAATATCGCGCCATTCACCCGGCTGAATCGGCGTGGAGTCGTCCGCAATCCTCGCGCCCTTCGCTTTGAAGCCCGCAGGAAGGTTTGCAAGCGTTCCCGCGTCGATCAATTGACGCAAAGCGCTGCTTGCGCCCTTGGACAAGCCCCCAATCAGGTGCACAAACCCCAATCCATACGCCCCAGGGCCCTCTATAAGCACGTAATGGATGAAATAATTACGCCGATTCTTCAGTTTGTCGTTTTCACGCCAATTCCGGCGGATTCCGACCACCTGCAGCGTGTCTTCAGCCAGCGTGACGACATACGGAAGCTTGATTCCAGTTGGTTCACCGTCAGAATCACAGTCTTCAAAGCCGGAAATGTCTAAATCCACCATCATTTCCAGCAGGAAAATCTCGCCAACATCGTCTGTTGGCTGCACCCCCACCGCTTTGTCAATGGCTTGCTGGATTTGGCTCGGATCGGCCGGGGTCGTTGAGCTCTCAACGTTGACATCCAGGTACTCACCGGCCACAACACGCTTGCGATAGTCGTTGGAATCCATCGCAATACGGTGCGTGATCCGCGCACATTGGCTCATGACGCTCGAACCGTTGTACGGAATGAACACATCATCAGCCAAACACAACTTTGAGACCATCCGGTCGAGCTGATAGTCGTAATACACCTTCTTGAAGGTCGAACCACCGTAGCCCGTGTAGAAAAGCAACTGATCAAACTCCGGTGTGTACTCCTCCATCACCGTCGTGATCTGGTAATTCATGAAATCTTGCACGCGAGAGGCCTGCTGGTACTTCTCGACCGTCTCTTTGCCCACGATTTGACTGCGAACAGGACCCCCAGCAGGCAACAACTCCTTAAACGCCTGCGCCTGAAACTGCACAATGGCCTCTGTCAGCATCGGATGCGCCACGCCTGACGCTCCACGGAACGGCTTAGTACGCTCTTCAAGCTTTAGGCCCAGCAAATCTAGACCCTTGGCGTACATCTGCTCCCAATCCGAACGCGAAGACTTGTCCGCCTCGAACAAGGCAGACACTTCAATGGCCACCCGGCTCAACTCCTCCGGCTCAATCACCTCTGCAAGATTGGCGTAGAAGTCCACCTCATTGCCGGCGTCCTCGCCGATCTCAACCGTGGCACCCCCGTCATCGTCAATCACCACCTCAATGTCCATCTGAGGCCCAGGTGAGCCGATCACTACGTCCAGCACAGGCGCTTGGTTGACTGCTTTATCAATGGGCATTGCGTTTCCTTATGCGTGGGCCTTGATGAAGGACTCATTTTTATCCACAAGGCCTCCCTTCTTAAAAGGCACCCCTTGCTTCTTCAACTTCTCAGCACCCTCAACACCCCACACCACGGCGGGATGCATGATTTCTTGACCGTCACGAGTCGTTAACGTTACAGAACGGTACTCGAATCCCGGACCGAGGTCCTTAACGACCTGTTTAAGATTGTTCGGCAGCTTCTCATACAACTGAGACTGCGCCGACTCTGCTCCTGGGAACGCCACAAAATTATCCCCCCGGTTGACGGCAGCAGCAATAGCGTTCTTTGCCATCAATTGCTGGATTACTTGCGGCGAATTCTCCATCCCAGGGAAGGACTCTGCGATTGAATAGGTGCCTTCCCGGATCCTGTCAGTGATCCTATTCAAGCGGGCGGTAAGGCTTTGCAACTCACTCCGAGCCTTCGACAGCTCTTCCAACGGTGCCCCAGAAGAACGCAACTCAACAAAGTTCTTTATCAATGCATCCTGCTGCTGCATAAGCGGCTGCACAACCTCTTCGTAATCCTTCTTAGCACTTCCGCCAAGAGGCCCACGCTTACGTATGTCATCAAGCCTGTCAGATTGAAGCTCATGGACATAAATGCCCTTGACTTCCCCTACCCCTGGAATGTTTGTAGTGTGCTCACTAAAGCGGCTAAAAGAGATTGGATCAGGGCCCCCACGCAAAGCAGCATGTTGCCCGCGATAGGGAACAGATTGAGCTGGCCGGGCCCTTTCTAATACCTGCCTAAGAATCCGGTTTGCGTCATTGACCGCCTCATGTAACAAAGTTCGAAATGGCGCTAGCGATTCTTCTACATAGTTTGAAGCCGGCGGTTGCCAATATGTTACTTTGTACGCGTCATTCCCACGAGCATATGAATAGGGCTCCGGAAGAAAAAGAGACTCAAGCTCTCTTGTTGCTGTGATGCCATAGTCTGATTCAAGCTTCCTTAATATAGCCCCATGATATCTTTTTGACACGTCAATTGGGCTCATTCCGGGCTCACCCGCCTGCGCAAGTCTAGCCGCGTTATCTAACTCTTTTTTGAATGCTGGGTCTAAACTAGGATACATCAGCGCATCACGAAGGTCTTGGAAGTTCCGTTTATTCTGGTGTGCAGAAGCATATGCGTCAAAGACTTCTCTGATAGCGGGCAAAGCTTCCGGATTAGTTTTACCGTATAAGTCATCAATCTCATTACGAAAATTTTGTAGATCTGCCGGATCCCTTGGAACAGTCATGTAAGTTCTATCAATCACCGAGTCAAACTTACTAGTCAAGGCTTCTTGCTTATTAATTCCACCCAAAGGGGCATCCTGAAGAAGATGAATCACCCCTAGTGGTTTCCCCTTGTAAGGGTTGTCCATTGAGGCGTAAAAACTTTCCGCTTCAGGCGGCACTACTTGAGTACGGTAATACGCTGGATCATACTGCTCCTTGATGCGGTTAAGAAGATCAGAAGGACTAATCTTGTCCGCGTCTTTTAGGTCCGCCAAAGCCTCTTTGGCGCGACCAATCTCGTAGTCCCTGAACTTGCCTTTCAATTGCCCCAAGAACTGGTCCTTACGAACCGGCGAAGAAAGCCCCGACACAAACGTGTCCAACCGTCCCACAAAGGGCGCTTCTGCGCTAGGAAGTGGCGTAAACAGCGAACTCTCTTGCGCACCTTTAGCACCAGGAGGAACCGCGTACATCGGCTTGGCCGCACCGGAAACCACTTTGGCCAACGGGCCCGTGTCCTCCATGACCGCACGGTCAAGCTGCTTTAGCGCTTCCATGCCTCCCGACTTTATGCCCTGGCCCGCGAGCTGCGTACCACGGACAACACCACGCGTCACCCCAGCCGGGTTGACCATCGACCCCAGAAATTCGGTTAATTGTCGCGGCCCTTGCAAACGCTCTTCCTTCGTGTCCGGAGCCCGAATGCCTGCGTCGGTCAACTTCTCTTTAATCCAATCGCTGCCCAGCCACTGCTTTTCCGGCACGTTCACAAACGGACGCATCAACATCGTTGAAAGGTCCATCGGAGCACCCGCCATCACCGCCGGCACGTCCTTAAGCCCATAGATCGCTTCGCGAATGAACTCCTCGTTGCTGATGCGCGGGGGCGGCAAGTTCTCCCCGCTTCGCGCCATCAAGGTCTCTGGATCAACAATCTCCCCTTCTTGAGGAGAGCCATCGGCCCGCTTAACAGGACCAAGATTGACCTTAATCTGGCGGCCATGCCCAGGAGGAATCTTTTCCCCTGCATAGTTACGAATCCAGCTATACGGCCCCATCGCCCCGTAATCACCAGTCGTAGACTCCTGCGTTGCACCGACAGGGTGTATTTGATTGAAGTCGTAAGTGTCGTTGACAACCAAATTACCTTTGGGGTCCTGCGAATAGCTGAACCGGCCCAGCGTAGTTTGCACATTCCCATACGGCTCAAAGATAGAAAACACGCTAGGCGTTCTCTGGTTAACAGAGTCACCCCTTTCTTCCATCCTCTGCAGGAAGTTCTGATAGTCCTTGTACTGGATGCTTCCCTCTTTGCCACCCTTAAATTGCACTATGTCCCGTATAAAGGACAGCTCCTCAGGCGAGAAGTTTGCCTCCGTAATCAGGGTCTTGTTCCCCTGAACGGTCTCAAGAAGCGTGCGAAGAGCGGTAGGAAACCCCTCAGGACTTACGCGCTGCGCAATAAAGTCAAGCAAACGGTTAGCTCCCGTAACTTCGGGGGTACGGGTCCCCTCATCCTTTTTTGCTTCACCGCCCTTCTCAAACCGCTTCACCGCAAGGCTCTCTCGCAACAGCGTGGGCTTCTCCAGATTTGGCGCTCCAAAGGTGTTCTTACCCAACCCCTTGGATTCC